GCCACATTCAGTTTGCCGAATACGCCGGCACCTTGGCCGATACGGCCGAATACCGAGGCAAACGGCGCGGCCACCCGGCTAAAGCCGCCGGCGATACGGGTCGCCCATTGGGCGGACATGCCGAAGGTGCGCAACAGGCTCACGCCGCGCGATACCCCGCTCATACGGAACAATTTCCACATATTGCGCATGGAGCGGATCTTCTGGAAACCCGTCCACGCTGAACGGAATGGTGCGAATGCCAAAGAGCCGGCATAAGCAAACCCAAGAAAAATCAGCTTGATGCCAAGTAAGCCGACCGCCAAGCCGGCAATCACTTTGATGGCCTCTTTATGCTTGCTGATAAACGGCATGACATATTGCTCAAGCACGTTTTGACCGAAGGCGGCAAACCGTTTCAAATCGGGTGCAAACACTTCGCCGAATTTGGCGGCGGCGTTTTCGGCCATCCCACCCAGCGCCTCTATTGCGCCCGACAGGGTGCCGGTTTTTACTTTGATCCGGTCTTCCAAGGATGCCTGCTGATCCATCTTGGCAATCATGGCGTCGAAGCCGCCCAAACCGGCCTGGCCGAGGATGGAGGCCACGCGTCCGCCCTCTTGTCCGAACAGGGCATCGGCCACATCCATCACGCCTTTGTCGCCGAAGCGGGCGCGGACTTTGCCGAACTCGGATTCCAGCGTGCCGGTAATCTCACGCAGCGATTTCATGCTGCCGTCTTTGTTGAAGAAGTCGAAATGGGCGCCGGACTTTTCCACCATGTCGCGCACTTCCGCCCGCATGCCCTTGGCGGCCATTTCCATCATGGTCGGCCCTTTGGACAACTGGCTCAGCATCATATTGAAGTTGGTACCGAAGCTGGAGCCCTCCAGCCCTTTATTAGCAGCCAACCCTTCTACCGCATAAATCTGTTTCTGATTCTCCAAGCCGGTCAGGCCGAGGGTATTAACCTTCGGCGCATAGTAGGACATGGCTTGATACATGTCCTCCTTACTCAGGCCGGCAGCGAAATAGGCACGTTGGGTCAGGTCGGCCGAGCGCAGCAGCTCGGACTCCTTGATGCCGTGCGCCTCCATGTTTTTGGCAAAAAAGCTGCCGTCGGCAATCGGAATGCCCATCACGGTATTCAGCCGGGCGGTAGCCAGACCGCCGCCGTTGATGATGGTTTCATCCGAAATACCCTGGCTCTTCAAGCCGAGCGCCATATTGGTAAAGTCGGTTTTATTTCCCGGCAGAGCGGCGCCCCATTCGGTGGTCAGCCGGTCGATTTCGTTGAAGCGGCCGAAGCTGCCGTCGCGGCGCATCATGGAGATTTTCAGATTGGCAGACGCATCCTCCTGCTCCATGAATTTACGGATAGATCCGACCACCGGCGCAGCGATAACCGCCGCATGGCCGGCCGTCTCCACCATCTCGGAGCGCAGCTGCTGGCGGTGCTGTTGTGCCGCCCGCTGACCGGCAATCGCCTTGTTTAGATCGTTTTGAGCGCGGGTGGCGCGATGGATCTGTGTTGTCATGGCGGCAAAGGCACGGCTCTGTTCGGACAGGTTGCGCGAGGGCATCAGCCGCTGCTGCTGACGGATAGAGCGACCAAACGCATCATTGGCGTGGGTCGCTTCTTTGATGGCCGAGCCTAGAGATTTGGCGGTACGCTCGGCACGGCCGAAAACTGTGGTAAATCCGGCCTTCAATGCGGCGGCAATGGTTACACCGACTAAAAATTCCTTTGCCATACTGGTTTACCTGTGCTAATAATCAACTTATGGAACTTGACTTCAAAAACAATTTCACCCTCTCACTGGCCGCCATATTGTTTTGTCTGATGGTGGCCACCGCTTCCCTGTGGCTGTTTGCCAGCATGTGGGCGGCTGTCGGCTTCTGGACGGCGTTGTTCGGGTTTGTCGTCTTGGGGCTGATACTGGCCTGGCCTGCCGGTGTGGCCTTTACCGTCGCCAGTTTCTCCCTTGCCGTGCTTATTTCCGGCATCTGCCGGCTGTTCCGATACTCTAAACAGCCGGGCTCTACATCTTCGAATACTTCGCTTTAACCTGCCGGTTGGCCTGTTGCTGCCAAATCAAAATCTCATTCGGCGACATTTCTTCAATCATCTTGGGCGAGAAACCGAACCACCAAGCCAAATCGGCAGCGGCTTGGTGGTAGCTGTCCCAATCAATTCGCCCCAATACAAAACGTCTGTAGCTTGCTGTAATCCTCCCACGCCATATTCTCAAAATCCTCCGGCATCAGGCCGGAAGCCAGAGCCATGACATGGATCTGCTGCAAGGCCGCACTGTTCGGGTACAACTCGGCTGCCCGCTTGTAGTCTTTCACCAGCACGCGGCGGGTGGTCACTTCCGTAACCGTTCCGTTTGGAGTCTCAATCGGCTGCACCAGCTTGATAGTCTGGGTAACGCCGATTTGCTGTTGTAATTTTTGTGCTTCGTTCTGAGCCATTTTTGCAATCCTTTTTCAAATTGGCCGGGCGGCGCGGCCTGATAAAACCGCCGGTGGTAAATAAAAATCCCTACATCGGATTTGATGTAGGGATTGTCGCTTGCGGGCGCTTTAAAGGTCTTTTAAACGGCTTTAAAAAACTATGCCCCGATATTGCGCCGGTAGGTCTCTTCCACGTCCACGCCGTCTACGCGGTATTCGTTGCGCAGGGCGTTGTAGTACAGCACTTCGCGTCCGTCCAGCACTTGGCGGATTTCGGTGGTCTGGTAGGTGCTGGAGAACTCCGCCTTTTCTTTCGGTTTGTAGCCGCCCAGCGCGTTCTTGCTGAAGGTTGCGGTTACCATCGTCACCAGCGGCACTTCCTTCACGCGGCCGGTGGTATCGTAGGTCTCCACATTGGCGCGCACCATCAGCTGCACCGCCTTGTAGGGGTTGGCAGCTTTGCGCGCCACTTCGGGGAAAAAGCTGTTCCAGGTAATCTCGCCCTCGAGTGCGGCCACGCCCATCGGCAGCTTGACCGTGCCTTTCAGCCCCAGTCCCTTGTACTCGTCCTGCTCAAACTCAAACTCCGGCAGTTTGAACTCGCTGGCCTTGCCCAACAGGTCGTTGCCGTCGATGTAGACGTTGGCGTTGTAAATCACTTTGATATCGGACATCTTTCATTCCTTCCTTAGCGTTGGCTGACCAAGTTGGCCAGATATTTGCGGGTCATCACGCTGGCATTGCTGATGCGCTCGGCCGGCAGCTTGGGCGTGTATTCATATTTGAGCGGCACTTGGCCTTTCGAGAAGGCATCCACCAAGTCATAGTCGTAATCCAAGTCCACGCTGTAGCCGACAATGGATTGCAGGGTGCCCAGATAGGTGCGGATGGAGCCGAGCAGGCTGTCAATCAGGGCATCGTCAATCGGGCGGTCGATATACTGCAATTCGAAGCGGCGGATGGATTCGTCGATCACGTCGCCGGTGCGTTGCGCCACCTCGAAGTTTTTGATGTGGCTGACGGTCGGGAAGCAGGCTAGGCGGTTGCCCCAGAGGCGGTAGCCGGTGCCGTAGCTGTTGAACACCGTGGTAATGCCTTTTTCGTTGAGGCGGTTGGTGTCGCTCTGCGGGTCGTCGGCGCGGGCGGTCAGCGGCATTTCGATGCCGGTCACGCCCAGCAGGTCGCGGTTGGACGAGCTGTACCAGTAGCCCTGTTCCACGTCAGTCTTCATGCGCAGGCCGGCAGCGTGGGTAGCCAGGCTCTCCACGCCGAGCAAACCGAGCGCGTAGGGATAGAACAGCATCATACGGTCACTGGAGGTTTGGAAGTTGATGCTGCCCAATGGGCCGCGGCCTTCGATGGCCTTGCTCAGGGTGGTCTGCTGCGGGGCGGCCGCATAGCCGATGGCCTTAATCTGCTCGGCCAGCACTTCGATGGCGGCGCGGCATTTGGCGGTCTTGTCGTACTCGGGCACGATGATGATTTTGGCATCGGCGCCGAAGCGGTTGTAGCCTTCAATCACCGCCTGCAGTCCGGTACGTTGGCCGGTGGCGGCCACATAGGCACCGATGATTTCATCTTCGGTTACTTTGGACGGGTCGGTGTAGGTATAACTGATGGTCGGCGCGGTGGGTTTGGTTTTGAACACAATCTCGCCGGTAAGCGCATCGGTAACGGTGTAGTCGCTGCCCTCGTTCAGGGTATTGCCTCCGTCTTTCACGGTGTAGCCTGCCTGCAAGGCCGGATGGGCGGTGCGGGCGGTCAGGGTGTCGGCATCGACCGTCAATGCCTCGTCGGCCACGCTGCTCTTATGCTTGGCCGGGTCGCACACATTGACCACATAGGCAGTACCGGCCTTGTAGCGGGTAAAGATATTGGCGGCATCAGGCAGGGTAAAACCCTTGCCGGTCAGGCTGCTGCCGAATGGTAAGAAATCGCGGGCGGCGGCGCATACGGTCAGCGTAT